AAACAAAGAAGTCAAGCGAGCAGGTTCAAGTCACCCTCAACGGGTGAGTATTGTACGGTAGGACAGTATCTAGCTGAAATCCTCGTGCAGCGTAAGGCGGAAAAAGAAAACGTAGGTTCTCTGTCTTATAAGTTCTGGAACAAAGCACGTAAAAAACAATACGAGCTGCAGGTAAAAAAAGTATATCAACTCATCAATTCTTTTGGCGAAGAAGCCGTATATGATTATATTATAAAGAAGAACAAAAGGGTATACAGTGCCGCGCCTAAATGGGTCAAGGATGAGATTGAGAAACACAAGAAGCGGCTTGACCGAAGACCCGAGAAGAAGGCAGCAGAAGTTATTGAAGTCAATAAAGATAGTATTGAATCACAGCCAAGAAAAACATTTGGAAGAAAAACACTTTTTACAAAATTGAGGAATACTAATGGCAAAAACAAAGAAGAATGACCCATCCTTCATCAAAGATATTGTTAAAAAATATGGCAATGTAATATCAACCGGAAACCAAATCTTAGAAAGGCGAAAAGATTACAAGGTTGTAAGTGTTAGCCCTGCTATTGATTTGGCCCTTAATGGAGGCATAAAGGAAGGCTCTTGGGTTATTTTAACAGGTGACCCGAAATGCGGGAAGACTACTACCGCCCTGCAGATTGCTGCAAATTGTCAAAAAGAAGGAAGACCAATCATATACCTTGATGCTGAGGGTAGACTTAAAGAAATGAATCTACTCGGCGTTGATGGTCTCGACAAAGAAAAAATGCAAATCATCCATTCTGAAGATGAGCCCCTAAGCGCTGAAGCATTTTTGGATATTGCCGTCAAGCTGGTTAGCGCAAAAGAGAATGAGGGATGTGTCTGTATCATCGACTCCACATCTTCTCTTATGCCAGAAAAAGAGCTAGATGGAGACATGACACCCGGTCGAGCTGGGCTACCAAAAATATTATCGGTGTTCTGCAAGAAGATGGGGCAGATAGTACCCAATCAAAAGGCGACTTTAATTATTATTACACACTTTATCGCCAATACCTCTGGCTATGGAGCGTCTAGGATGCCAGACTGCGGCAGAAAAATCCAATACCAAGCGGACACAAGAATGGAAGTGAAGTCTATTAGTCCTTGGGTTCAAAGTGACACTCAAGTTGGACAGGCGGTAAACTGGAAAGTGGTATGTTCATCAATGGGATCTCCCGGAACTGAGTGTCAAAGCTGGATTAAATATGGGCACGGCATTGATAAGATTCAAGAAATTATCATGCTAGCTTTAGACATTGGACTCATAGCCAAAGCAGGGGCTTGGCTAACATGCGAGTTCATGCTAGGGCATGCCGATGTAGTTAAGAAAATCAAGCCAGAGATTAACAAAGAAGACTCAGAAGCTGTACTCAAGGCCGTCAAGTTTCAAGGACAGGAGAGATTATATAATTTTCTACTTGCGAATGAAGAAGTTTTTGATATACTAGAAAAAGAAATAAAGGGTATGCTTTAATGTATGTAGAAGGTCTCGATGGTAAAACTTGGAAATGGAACCCCTCTAGAAGTCAAGCCTCGGTAGATGAAAAAAACAGATCTTCTTTACATAAAAAAGCAAGATCCATCTTGAAAGAAGTGTACCCTTATGATAGAATACTAGAGGAAGTGACACTACCGGGAACTAGAACAGGCTCTAGGAAGACTCTGCTTTATGCTGATCTATATGTGCCAAACAGAGAGCTGATTGTAGAAGTGCATGGCGAACAGCACTTTAAGTTCAATTCATTTTTTCACAAAGACAAGATGGCGTTTTTCAAAGCTCAAGCAAGAGATAAAGATAAAAGAGCTTGGTGCGAACTAAACCATATGACTTTAATTGAACTAAATTATAATGAGTCTGAAGAACAATGGAGGGCAAAATTTGACTAACGAACAAAAAGTTACAGAATTCCTCTCAAAAGTGGATGACTGGATTGAAGATAGAAACGCAGACCTTGCAAAAGAAAACGAAGAAGTGGAGCCAATCATGGCGCTAAGCTCTGATGAGATTAGATCTCTGAGTCAAGAGAAGGCGCTCTCCTACTCTTTTGTTCTTTTTGCTCATGCAGAATATCTTCAAGGTGTTTATAATAAAGAGAAGACGGTCGTTGAGTTTTGTGACGACAGTATCTGGTTTATGGTTGGAGACAAGCTGCAAAACTATGGAGGACAATACTCTAAGTGGCAGGAAAAATATTATTCTGCAATCAAAGAAAATCCAATGGCTACAGAACTAAATAGATTAAAAATTATGTCGCAGGCTAGACTTAATAGACTTTCTGGTAAAGTCGATAATACGAAGAAGATGGCCGGACTATTGCAAGATTTAGGCAAGAGAAGAGGTTACTGATGTCGATAATTGATACAGCAAAAGAGTTACTCAGAAAAGGTATTGCTCTTAATGACGAAGACTTAATAAATATGGCAAACTCTCTACTAGAGGTGGATGTTGAAACCGAAACACCTGCTCAACCTGAACCGAAACAGGTAGTAAAGAAGGAAGAAATTACACCTCAGAGAGTCACTGCCGATGAGTTCGCTATGGAAAGAAAGCCTAAGTCGAGTAGCAGAACGCCTGTAAATGATGTTAAGGTTAGAGAAAACAAGTTTGTTGACGATGGCACAGAACATGCTGACATAGAAACTCCAGATTTTGTACCCACAGAGAGAAGAAGTCCTAGCAAGTTAGTTCCGCAGAAGTGCCAAGAGTGTAATGAGATTTTCAATGTACACGAGTCACATAGAAGAGAGTGGTTTGTATGTGATAGCTGTCTAGCTGGGAGGAGAAGATAATGATAAAAGTTAAATTATTAAACGAATCTGCAAGCGTTCCTACTAAGGCGCACAGTTCTGATGCTGGCTGGGATTTATACGCTTCCTACACATCACAGCCAGTTTATCCACATAAAAGAAGATTAATTTCTACCGACATATCAATTGCTATTCCCGATGGCTATTGTGGTCTAATTTGGCCAAGGTCTGGCTTGTCAGTTAAGAAGGGAATTGATGTTCTTGCTGGTGTAATTGATTCTGGCTACAGGGGCGAGATAAAAGTTTGCCTACTGAATACTTCTGACCAAATAGTGCATGTTCATCCGGGTGATAGAATAGCACAATTAATCATACAAAAAGTTGAAGATGTTGAATTTTTAGAAGTTGATGATCTCGATGATACTGATCGTGGAGAGGGTGGCTTCGGGAGCAGTGGAGTATAATGGCGGCTCAAGATAATGTAGATAAGATAGCCCTCTCAATATTTGGTAGTAGCGGTTTTTTTGTGGACGCTGGTTGCAATGACTATAATGAACAGAATAATACCTTTGATTTAGAAAGGGCTGGATGGTCTGGCATAGCAATAGATGCTCAAATTAGATATGAAGCTGGTTTTTTGCTTAATAGACCGGCAACTAAATTTGTACATGCCGCTATTGTATCTGACCAGTATGATAAACCAACGATAACACTTCATGGCGGAGGCATGACTGCGACTTGTTCAGGTGCTTCTGATTCGACGGAATCATTCATAGCTCCAGCAAAAACTCTGCAGCAAATTTTTGACGACCAGTCCATAACAACAGTTGATTTTCTATCGCTTGATTTAGAGGGCTTTGAGCATGAAGCAATATCTGGCATAGATTTTTCTAAAATGGACATTAAGATAATTTGCGCTGAGCATCATGGCTTTGTTCCAAATTATAAAAGCTATGATTATATGGAGTCGCTAGGCTATAAAAAATTCTACACCTCTAATGGGGATGGCGGAGAGGGTGATATTTGGCACCGATGGTTCGCCAGAACAGACTTGGAACTAAACTTAGATTTTCTTAAGGAGCTATAATGTTCAAAAATATATTACAAAGTATTAAAGATAAAATTTTCCCCAGCAAAGCTGCCGAAGTAGGCGATAGCGAAGAGCCCGAAGCTTCGGAAGAATCGACTATGACTAGAGGCGAAGCTAGAAAAGAGGCTAGGGAAGAACGCAAAGAAGAACGCAAAGACAAGGTTGAAGAAAGACGAAACTACCGATTAGAGAAGATTGCGGCAATAAAAGAAAAGTTTTATGCGGTCGCTTCTAAGAGAAAGTGGTTGTTTTTTATCATAGTTGGTGCTATAGTAGCATACCTAGTAATCTTCAAAGGTGGTTTTGGAGGTGGGGATATCTTAACTAAGATCAAAGGATTTTTTGGATAATGAAGAAAGCAATTACTTTAGAATGGAAAGACTTTCTGCTTGGTGTATTTTTGAGTGCTACTATTTGTATGGGGTTCTATATTTTTAGAGGAATGTAAATGAATTTAGGTATGCTTGCGATCACAACAGCTTCAATAATGTACTTAGTTGTGTGTGTGTCTTGTATAAAGCAAAAAGATTATCCACATGCTCTTATGTGGTTTTCTTATGCAATGGCCAATGTGGGGTTATTATGGTACGAATTAAACAAAATGAAAATAAGCTAGAAGATGCCGCAGCTGAGTCTGCGGTTCTTGCCGGCTTGTGTCAATATGGAATCGACGCGATGCTTGAGGTTGAGTATATCAGCACCGAGTATTTTGTAGATCAAACAAATCAGGTAATTTTTGATTGCGTAAAGAAGTCGCTTGAGTCCACGCAGAAGGCTGAGTTATCATCGCTTCTATCTGCCGCAAACCAGCTTAATCATTATGATGTGATCAAAGAAGAAGCTGGATACTTAAGGTACTTGTTTGATACACCAATCCTCGAAGAAAACATCTCAGTCAACGGAGCAAAGCTAGCTAAACTAAAGATAGCTCGTGACGTAAAGAAGACTCTGGCTAAATGCTCGCTAGAGGTAGATAAGATTAATGGGGATGAAGATATTGCAGAAATTATATCTTTGATTGAAACGCCCATTCTTGACGCTACTTCCAAAATATATCAAGGCGCAGACAATAAACCCAAGATTATTGGTGAAGATGTAGGTGAATATGTTGAGTTCTTAAAAGAGAACCAAAATGAAATGCTAGGTATCAGTACCGGCTTCCCTCGCTTTGACGAAGCAATCGGTGGCGGTATACGTAGAAAGTGCGTAGATCTTGTTGCTGCTCGTCCTAAAGTTGGTAAGTCTATGTTTGGTGATGCGGTAGCTATGCATGTGTCAAGAAATTTAGATATTCCAGTACTAATGTTAGATACTGAGATGTCCAAAGAAGACCACCTTAATCGTATGCTCGCTAATCTTAGTGGTGTGGAGATCAACAAGTTAGCTAGTGGCAAATTTGCTAACAATGATTTAGATATTGAGAAAGTAGAAAAAGCAGCCGAAGAATTGCAGAATATCCCATATCACTACGTTAGTATTGCTGGTCAGCCATTTGAAAACATTCTTGCAATTATGCGCAAATGGATTCACCAAGAAGTTGGCTTTGATGAAAATGGCAGAACAAACGATTGTATTATAATTTATGACTATTTAAAATTGATGAACTCGGACAGTATTTCCAACTCGATGCAAGAGTTTCAAGTATTAGGGTTTCAGATTACGCAGCTACATAACTTCTGCGTAAAGCATGATGTTCCTTGTTTGAGTTTTGTACAGCTAAACAGAGATGGTATCACAAAGGAATCAACAGATGTTGTCAGTGGCTCTGATAGATTGATTTGGTTGTGTACCAGCTTTACTATTTTTAAGATGAAGTCAGACGAAGAGATGGCTGATGACGGAGAGGAGCATGGTAACAGGAAACTTGTTCCAATTGTTGCTCGTCACGGAGCCGGACTTGATGATGGTGACTACATCAACATGAACATGTTTGGTAAATTTGGTAAGCTTGTTGAGGGTAAAACGAGAAATGAAGCCCACAAATCAAGCAAGATTAAGGATGATGGTTTTGAACAAACGACTAACGAATCAGCAGATATTAGCGGTGTCTAATCAGCTCGCAACTAGAGTTGAAGATTTGCTGAAATATTTTGAAATTGATTATATTGAATACCCAAACAGACTAGCATTTGCTTGTCCTATTCACGGAGGTGACAATCCAGAGGGTTGTTCCATATTTACCGATGGGGTCAGCTCAAAAGGTAACTGGAACTGCTGGACAGCGAACTGCCACGAAGACTATGGTAAGAATACCTTTGGTTTTGTTCGTGGGCTTCTTACAAATAGAAAATCCAAAGAGGTTGGAGTATTAGAGACATTTTATTTCTGTAGTAAGTTTTTAGGCTTAGACCCAGAGACAATAGAATTTGACCAACCAGTTGAAAACTACAGCGTGGTAAAGATACTTGAAGTTTTTCAGAGAGAACCAGTAAGGCACGAGCAAGTTATTGATAGAGGTTCTGTCGTAAGTAAACTTGATATACCTTCACAATATTACATCAATCGTGGATATAAGGCAGAAACTCTTGAGAAATTCGATATAGGCATGTGTATCGGCAAAGGTAAGCCAATGTCAGGCCGAGTAGTCGTACCTATCTATGATGAGAACAATAATTACGTCGCCTGTATCGGTAGAGCAGTCTACCAGAATATGCAACCAAAATGGCTACACAGCAAAGGTTTCAAAAAAAGTTCTTATTTATACGGGTATAATGTTGCCAAGGATGATATAAT